CAAGATCGATCTGGGAGATCTGAGTAGGGAAACAACCCCACATCTTGTAGGTTCTGATCTTGTCGGACTCTTTACCAGAGCGACCCAACTGATGAACAATCAGGTTCTTGGTGTATCCTTCGGAACCACCACGTGGAAGGGTGAGATCAGCTACGTTATCTTCGTGTGCGTTGATGTTCTGAATCCACTCTTCAAACAACTGACGAAGTGCGAAGTCAGTATCGTTGAACAGGGTGATACTCCAGGTGTCGAAAGTTCTGTCACCAGCAACCTTCACGACGCGCCCACGGAAAGGAACGTCGATAACACCAATGTTTGATGCAGGAAGAGCAGCAGACTTGCACAAGAAAGAAGCTAGTTCTTTATCAGGAGAGGATGCTCCCAACCCAGTGGGCCAATCAAGATTGACACGGAATAGATTGGGTTTTACACCACTTTTTACTTTTGAAAGGAAGTCCTTTACGTTACTTGAGACTGGCATTGGTTTTTATACCTCTATGAATTTATTTAGAAAGAAAATTTGATTATCTACCAACAATTTCATCGAAGCTAATACCGCTACGGGTAGCAACGAAGGTGATCGTAATGAAGTTGATGGAGCGCGAAGGCTTCAGGTAGATCTCGGCAACAAATTCGTTGCGGTCGATCACATCGCCCGTGTTGTTTGTCTCATCGCAAACGACTAGGTAATCAGTGATACCACGACGTGCTTGGACTTCACGGAGGAAACCGCCAACAGCGTTAGCGAAAGAAGAACGAGTAATTTCATCGTTCAAATCAAACAGAACGTTCTTACCAAGATTCTCAACTTGTCTTTCGACAGTCAAGAACAAACGGCGAACATTGATACGGTCGAATGCGGAAGGAGTGCTGAGAGCAGTCTTATCACCATAGAGGACGGTACCGCGACCAGGGAATGTCGAGATTGGGTTGATACGTGCTTGGTACAGCTTGTCACGATCTGACTTAGCAGGGGTGTAAGCAAGCTTGATGACACCACGGAGAACACCGCGAGTGAAACCAGCAGGTGAGAACCAAGGATCCAGATCTGCACCCGTCTCAACACAGAGACCAGCAACGTCGCCGTTGCAAGGTACGTAACGATAAGTATCGTTGAAACGATCGTAGACATACTTCCAACCGCTATCAAACACAGCGTAAGAAGTAGGAGATCCAACGCCATCGAAGAAGTCGATTACGTTATCTCTTTGCTGCTCCACACTAGCGGCAAGCGTGCCAATCACGGCTGCCTTGTAAGGAGAAACAAATGCCATACAATCCTTTCTGCTAGAAGCGATGTTGATGCACTTCTGAGCAACTGTGATCGAGTCAACGCGAGTACTGAGTAGAGGACCAGCAAGGACATAATCAAGATTGATTGCTTCTGTATCAGCGAAGTAATCGTAACCAGAGGTAAGATCGCCAGCATCAACGTTGTAACCATCCACGCCACCAGCAAGGGTGTAGGACTGGTAACCCAGCATTGTGTAGTTGCGACCGTCTTGGATGCCGCTGCCCCAGATGCCAGTGGTGTAACCAGCGTAGCTAGCGGTAACGTTAGTGCTGTCGTGCTTACCGAAGTACAGGTACTCGGAAGCAAAACGGAGAACGTTGGCGTAGTAGTTATCGCCACCTTCAGAAGTTTGCGCATCGGCAGACTTGGAAAGGTTTTGGAATTTTTCTAGAACAGTGTTCTTGGTACCACTGATCTTGCCAGTAGCATCCAGAACCACGATGCTCAGTTCGTCATACTTAGAACCGAAGTTAGCAGCATACTGCGAAGTACCAGGACGGGAAACCAGAGTGTTCCAGTTGATGTTCGTTCCACTGATCTTCACATTGTCCCACCACTTCATCGATGTGGTGATGTCTGCTTGGGTCAGTTCAAATACATCTGTTCCGTCTGTTTGAGCAGCTGCGGCAGTACCAAACTGTCCACGGTCAACACCCAAATCAGGAGCAGAAGCAATATCTGTGACCTTGACGATTTCGCCAGATGCCAGAAGCAGGTGCTCGCCAACAGCGATGTTTGTAGCAGCGGTGACAGTGATAGTAGCATCACCAGATGCAACAGCACCGTTAAGTGTAGTAGCAGTAGCGCCAGTTTCCTTGACCAGCAGGTTCGCAGAACCAACAGGGAAGTTACCAGTGGTTTCGATCAAGAGGAGTGATGATCCACCAGCTGGATCGGTGTAAACCTTACCAGATGCACCAGAAGAGGTGTATGCGGCGTTACCAGCACCAGCAGTCAAAGCAACGCTGGTTCCCAAAGTTACATCGTAACCGTGGTCAATAGCGTGGACGCTGATGTTGTTGCCGTAACTACCTGCTGTCTTAGCACCATAATGCCAAGCTTGTGCGCCATCGTAGTGGTTGACGACATACTCAGTATCGTTTTCAATCAGTGTTGCGGTAGCACTATCGGACACTGCGTTAACTAGTGCTGCCGTGCCGACTCGGACAACCTGAAGTTGTCCACCATACGAGAGGAAGTTAGTTGCTGTGAACCAAAATTCTGCGTTGTTCTCGTTCGGGCGACCGAAAGTGTCGAGTAGTGCTTTTTCGTTAAGGATGTTAATCATCTCATTAACAGGACCGCGTTCAAACGGTGCTGCTAATGCGCCAACGTTATCGACGGTATTGTCAATACGGGCGTTCGTTAGGTCGCGTTCCTTAATAACGACCCCAGGTGATACTTGACCTGCCATTGTTGTAGTTCTCCTGAAATGAAATCCAGTGGTTTCTTAAGTTATTTATTATTTGCAGCTCTTTCAGTGGGGAAACACCGCGTGAACTACCAGTCTGGATACATCTCTGTTGAACGAGACTCCTTTCTCCTATTAGTAATTCTCTTTATTGTGCATTCCTTACACTCATAGGAATAAGAGCTAGGAACGTTTCCCCTAGTTTTTCTAGTTAAATAAAACCCATCTACCAAATCTTTAGTCACACCGCAAGTCCTACACGTACGTGTCTGAAATAGAACGTGTTCAATTGAAAACTGTTCTTCTAGATCCATTAGATGTATGGCATCATATATTCAACAGCATATTGTTTCGATCCATATTCGTCTACTTCCCAAACATTGCCCTCTTCATCAACTACAGTATCGTTATCTAAACCATTGTCAACAAATCCGAAGGGTGCCATATCCTGTTCAATCTCATTAGAACGCTCATCGTAAATACGTTTGCGGATATCTTGATCCGTCATTTCTCTGAAGTAATCTTGCATTACCATCCAAGAGAAGATGACGTGACACATCACCAAGTCATCATTGTATCCTTCATCAGCTTCAAAGGAATCTTTCTTCTGTACAAAAGTTGTCAGTTCTGCAATAGTTTCGTAATCACTAATTAAAAGTTTATCTTCTTCAATCAAAGCTTTGAGGTTGGAGCAACCAATCTTTTTGACAGTCTTAGACATCTTGACACCAAGCTGTGCTCTGCCACCAGAGAAACCAGATCCCATAACTTGTCCTGCACGACCACGCATTGCGCACATTAAAAGGTTTTGATACTCTAGGTCAAACTGGATGATCGATGCAACTTGATCTCCAATGTCATTAACCTCTACCATAATATGTGCATTATTATAGTTACGAGCTGTCTCTACAATAATGTTGGGGAATAGAATAGGTTTGATTTCATTGTTTCGATACTTGCCTATCAAACGATATGGGAACTCTGTGATATCAAATATGCAGAAGGCAGAGTAATCCTGTGAGGTACCACGTGCCACGTCAACTGTCATTACATAGTCGTGCCCTTCTTTCCTAGGTTCGTAAATATCTAATCCTCCACTTTTCTGTAGAGGTGTGTCAAAAGATAATGCTTTTAGTTTTGATGGTGCAATCAGAGTGTCCTGAGATCCTAGGAATTCGCACTCAAACTCTTGAGTAAACTGCCTTTGCGATGTATTCCTAATCGTCTGTTCTTTCCATTTGTCATCTCTACCAGGAACTTCAGACCAATGAACTTCTGTTGATATGTACTCATTTCTTCCCTTAAGAGAATCGTTCCACATCTTGTAGAACATATTCATCCCGTTAGGGGTAGAAACTATAATTACTTTTGATTTCTTTCCGCTACTAATCGTCGGGTAAACGGAACTAAAAAACTGATCACATATATGGTTGGGGATAAACGCAAACTCATCCAGGAACACAATATTGAAAGACATACCACGGATAGCACTGGCACTAGTAGAAGCCGCAATAATTTTTGAACCATTTTCTAACTCCAGTGAACCACGGTTCCACGCTACAATGCCTTGCTGCATCCAACGCGGTAAATTTTCATAACTTAACTGCAGACGAGAAAGCATCTCTCTCGCCGTAGCAGCTTTGTTTGCTAGGATAGCGATGTTAACGTTCTCATTGAACAACGCATAGTGAAGCAGGTAAGTCGTCACGATTGTGGACTTACCAGACTGTCTAGGAAGCTTCGCAATGTTGAATCTGTTTCTGTGGAACTTCCACATCATTTCTTTCTGGAAATCATACATATCAAAAGATATGAGACCAGCGTCAACGTTGACGATTTGCAGATACTTTTCAGTAAAGTAAACAGGGTTATCCCTACACTTAATATATTCAGCTACTTGTTTCTTGGTAAAATTTTGAGAAGTATTAGCTTTCTTAAGATTGGGATTACCAAGATATACATCACTATGTGCAGGCATTATTCTTCCAAGAACTCAGGTTCGTATAAAGGGCAAGGTTCTTCCCTCAATGTTTCGCTACGTTTTTTGGTAAGCTTACGTTGTAGCTCACGCATCTGCTCTTCTTCTAAGTATTCTCTATTTTCTTCCATTGCGTCGTAAAGTAAAGACCAAGAGTTTGTCATCAGGTTTCGTAAAGATTATATTCCATCATCATAGCAAACATTCGTTTCTTTAGAATGTCCATCCAAATTTGTTCTTCGTATGGTCTAGCGGGAGAACCTGGCCACATCCTTATGGAGTAGTCTAGATGATCATACATCATACGAACTTCATCAATACCTAAGGTCATCGTACAATGCCACTCGGTATTTTCCTCATTCATCGAGAGTACCGTGTGCTCTACGAATCTCTCTCAGTGCTTCAAGGTTCATATCCTTGGTGCCACCATCGTATGCGTGAGCATAACCTTCCGTGATCATTTGTTCGTTGAGTGACACTGTGTCATCCCCGATGTATAACCAACCCAGAAGACGCCCATACTTGCCAGTGCCACCGACAAGTTCAGTCCTAACAGACAACTCATCATCACCAGCCAACGTACCTTCCAGTTTTTCTTTGAGCCAGTTGGTTGCGTCGATTCCAAGAGCTTTCTCCTCTAAGTTTTTCGTCCTTTTCTCTGGCGTATCAACGCCTGCAACTCTAACTCTTTCTTTCTTGTATAGATCAAACCCGAGGTCGATAGTAACGTCAATAGTATCACCATCAAGGACACGATTGATCTCCGTCACTCGGAAGTTGTAGCAGCTCTTCCTGCTTGGTGGTGTCATTGCTCCCATCTTTTAATTCTGTAAATGATATCCTTAATATGTATATGACATAACCTAGTGCCAATCCGACAGCAATGATTACCAAGATAATCACTGACCATACAGGATCGCCTGGATTATCTAAGGGACGCAATAGTAAATTCATTTCTTAACTGGTAGAGTTAACTCCATACCAATAGTAAGTAGTAGTATAAAAACAAAAACAAACAATGTACTCATAATTTATTGAAAATAGATATCATCAAAAGGTGGTACCAGTTGATACGCCATTTTATCTCTCAACTTATTAATCCTCTCATCATCATATTGCTGAAAGTTTCCTCGCTTCTCAACTTTCTTATAGTAGTGTAATGCATTGAGGATGATTGTATAATCCTCCATACTAAGTTCAAAGTATGCTGCAAAGCTTGGTTCTAGGGGTTCATAGTTCACGGGTTTCTCGGATCAATTCCTAAACTTTTCAAATATTCTTGCCACCAATCCTGATCTTTAATATATCTCCAATTAGGAACAGGTTTGCCTCTTTCTATTGTGTAGTATTGATATAGAGCTT